AGAACGCCAGCAGCACCAGTCACTGCATTGAGTGCTCCACTACTTTCTGTGCGAACAACAGCGAGTCTACCGCCATAGTTCATGAACTCGGATGCAACCATCCAGTCCTCAGCATAAGATCCTGGTTTGCCGAATGTATCGACCAGTTCTTTTTGAGTATTAATGTTAACAATTTCGCCGATTGGTCCCTTAGCAAAAGATGAGGCGTGTGCAGCTCTAATAGCCAACGCACCTGTCACGACAGCATTAGTAAGGTCACGCTCCTTGATTAAAATTCCAGGCGAGACTTGACTTGCCATGTTTTTCTCCTTGGTATGTCCAAATTTAATCTAAAATTATTTATTATTTTGAACTCTTTGAGTGGGGAAACAATGCATGAACACACTACCAGTCTGGATATACATCTTTTATAGGTCTACCTTTTTGTCTTGTCTTCAGCACACGTTCTATCGTGCAATCTTTACATTCATATGAGTATGATGAAGGAAGATCTCCCCTGACTCTTCTTATCAAATAGTAGTCATCTAACAAACTTTTAGTTTTATCGCATGTCCTACATTTTCTTTCCTTCAGAAGCAAATGATCTAATCTAAACTGATCGTCTAAGTTCATCGGTAGTCCCACATGTATGAAACATCTTCTTGTGTATCGCCATATTGCCAGACAGTTCCATCATCTACAAATCCTTCGTCACCTTCTAGACCTGTAGTGATAAATCCAAATGGTGACATATCCTGTTCAATCTGATTCTTTTGTTCTTGGTAGATACGTTGACGAACATCATTGTCTGTTAGTTCTTTAAAGTAATCTTGCTGAACTAACCAAGCAAAGATTACCATACACATTACCAAGTCATCATGGAATCCTTCATCAGCTTCAAAGGATTGTTTCTTCTGAATGAACGTGGTAAGTTCTGATATAATTTCGTAGTCATTGAAGATAAGTTTGTCATCTTCAATAATCTGTTTGAGGTTTGCACAACCAACCTTCTTAACTGTCACACTCATCTTGACACCAAGTTGTGTCTTGTTACCTGAGAATCCCTGACCAACAATTTGACCAGCACGTCCTCTCATAGCACACATAAGAACGTTAGGATATTCTAGATCATAGTTTAGAATAGATGCTACACCATCTCCAACATCATTAACTTCACATAATACCCACGCATTATTATATGCTCTGGCAACGTCATTAATAACGTTAGGGAACAGCATAGGTTTGATTTCATTATTTCTATACTTTCCTACAATCTTGTATGGCACTGTAGTAATATCATACACAATAAAAGCAGAGTAGTCTCCACCAATGCCACGACTTACGTCAACTGTCAGCAAGTATTCATTTTTTTCTTTTGGTTTCTCGTAAATATCGAGACCCTTGTTTCTAGTAATAGGTTCGTCAAATGCTAATGCTTTCAACTTAGCAGCAGAGATCAACGTATCAACAGATCCCAGAAACTCGCACTCAAATTCTTGCGTGAACTGACGTTGGGATGTGTTCTTAATAGTTTCTTCTTTCCACTTAGCGTCCCTTCCAGGAACCTGCGACCAGTGGACTTCATGATATGTGTAATCGTTTCTGCCATTAACAGCATCCTGCCACATCTTATAGAAGTGGTTCATACCCTGTGGGGTAGAAATGATAATTACTTTTGTTGATTTACCAGAAGTGATAGTAGGATAAACAGAGGCAAAGAACGAGTCAGCAATGTGATTTGGGACGAAAGCGAACTCGTCGAGAAAGATGATGTTAAACGACATGCCTCGGACAGCAGATGCAGATGTAGAAGCTGCCAATATTTTACTGCCATTCTCTAACTCAATGTTACCTTTGTTCCATACTACCACGCCCTGCTGAATCCACTTAGGTAGATTCTCATATGCTGTAGCTAATCTTGCTAAAAGATCTCGCGCTGTTGATGCTTTGTTTGCTAGAATACCTACGTTAACACTATCGTTAAAAATGAGATAGTGTAAAAGATAAGACACAACAGTAGTAGACTTACCAGTCTGTCGTGGTAGTTTTGCAATGTTGAATCTGCTTTTATGAAACTTCCTAATCAACTCTTCTTGGAAGTCCCACATTTTAAATGGCACCAGACCTTCATCGAGTGAAACGATCTGGACATAAGTCTTAGTGAAATATATCGGATCGTTCTTGCACTTGATAAATTCTTTAACCTGTTCAGGTGTAAAGTCAATCTTGACGTTTGCTTTTTTTAGTAGCGGATTGCCAAGATAAATCTGATCGGTTGCCATAAAAAACTAGTTCACCACTACTATTTATAGGTCTCCAAATTGATCGCGCAGATCTTCCATTGTTTTTTTCTTTTGTGCATAAGCACCATCAATGAAACCAGAACGATATTCCCAAGTAGTTCCGCCTTCCTTTCCTTTTGATGGGTTGATACATTCCTCGTTGCCTAGTTTATTACAGACAAGACCAGCGAGGTCTAGTTCACTCTTGTCGTATGATGCGGCAGTGCCTCTAAACACATGCTTGCCGTTAATCCAAGTAGCACCACATTTAGGACATTCTTTTCTCTCAAGTTTGAGACTAGACAGTTCCTTATCGTTGGTCATCTTTCAGTTCCTTTATGAGTTTGTTGTAGTCTGGTAAGTCCTTTATTAGTTGTTGTTCTAATTTACGTCTCATCATAAACATTCTAAATTTGATCCACTGATATCTGATCACCAGATCAGTATAAGCAAATAAGCGAATAGTTTCTTCTATGCCAGCATACGCTACCATGAGAATAATGAGAGTGACGATTACATATATGCCAAGCATGATAATATTCCACTACAAACATTATAGTGTATGTAGTGGAACAAATTGTATCAGTCAGCTACGTTTTATGTTCTTATCTTGAAATGCTTTCTTACCAGCAACTACTTTAGACCACGGAGCATACAGTGGTCCATCGTAATCTTTTTTGATTGGTTTCTTTTCAGTCATGATTAACAATTCCAAGCTCTCAATGATTTTGACAGGCGATCATCACCTGTGTTATTAGATTTTTTCTGCCTCTTTCTCATGCCCTTCATTCGAGCACAGAATGATTTCCTACGGGGGTTTCCAACCTTTTTGCTTGGTGCTTTGAGGTCAGATCCTGGATTTTCCTTTTCGTAAGACTTTCGTCCTTTTTCGTTGAGTCCGCCTGACTTTTTCTTTCCTGACTTTTTGGTCCAGGCTGCTGCTTCGTTGATGTCAATACGTAGTTGTTTAAAGGACTTCATATTTATTCAGACTCTTCTTGTTTATTTATTTGCTTGAGCATTTTCTGTAGGTCTGCTGTGCTACCAACAAATAAATTGTTTGTGGTCTTACTATTAATAGAATTTTTTGTGGGTGCTTCGAGATCCTTCATCTTCTTTTGTAGATCTATAAGTTTATCAGAAGCATCTGCAACCTGCTTCATAGCGTTCACAGCGACTTCATACGCTCTAGGGTGCCCTGACTCCTGAGCAACCTCTAACGCCCCGTCTAGCGCCTCCTGTCCCTTGCTCAGCAAATTATAGAGTTGACCACGAGTAAACTCATAGTCTTTTGTCTGATCATCCTTATCTGCTTCTCTGGGGGGTTTAGGTTTTGATGATTCAATATCAGTAGATTCAACTTCGATATCAAACATATCTTCCATATTATTTTCAAACTTGCTCATAGTATTTCAATCCCTTCATTAAATCCAAAGTCATCTGATGCTACAACTAATTGATCATCTTGATAATCTATAGTGCCATCAGTGTTATAGTCTTGTAATGCTTTAGGTGTGTATGTAACTTTAGTAGTTCTTTGTGGAACAGTAGCGTTAATCCCTTCGTAAACAATTGCTTTGTTGATAACACTTGCTTGATCATAAGGACCATAGATGTAAGACTTAGCAGTAAATGATAACTCCCATGTAATATATCTACGCTCAATAAAACTATCATCCCATGCATCATCATACTGAACATTGTTTAATGTAATAGCAACATCTCTTTTCTCATCCATGTCTGGAATCATATTGAGAGTGATATTAAACGATGGTTGAAAGTATGGTAGAATCTGTTCTAAAATTTGTAGACCATCATCTTGATTTTTGGCGATAATACCAAGTTGAAATTCAAGAGTATATGGAACAGGAACATACTGTTCTGCTACTTCATTACCATCTTCAATTTGAACCTTTCTATATTTTTGAATCGGAGATGTTTTACGAGTGGGATCATATTGAATACCAGTCATCTCAAAGTAGAGACGTGGTAATGTAATAGCAATCTTTCTTCCAACATCTGGGTTCTGTTCTAGACGAGTCAAGAACTTTGCCTTTGGACCATATGCCAAAGGAACTTTCTCTTCTTCTAATACAGAGTTATCAGAAGGATCAATTTTTTTGAGAGTAATATTATTGAACAGGGTTCCAAATCCAACAATATTTTTACGAATAATTTCGTTATAAAAATGTGATCCAAACATTAGATACTACCAGTAAAATTTCCAGACTCACCAAATGGATTACCTTCTGTCCAATCAATGATGTTATCAGCGGCATCTTCGATCTCTCGATTTTGATCATACTCGCTGTTCGTATTATTTAGAGTATCGAAGGTTCCTACTACCCAGACAGCACTACTACTATTTCCAGTAATAGCTTCTCCTGTGGCAAAAGTTCCTGTTCTATTAATTACTTGCATAACTCTAGTTGCACTATCCCAAGACTTCACTTCTGCTTCTGTTCCAGTAGTGCTACCTGTGACAGTTTCTCCATCAGTAAACTCCCCTGTTCCACCAACAGAAAGAGTGAGAGCAATGGCACTACTAAACAGACTTTCAAGAGCATCGATCTCTTCAACACCTGTAGAGATGTCATCACTGCCATATTCATAGATTTCAGCAGTCATGGTGTAGAAGTAGATCTTACCTAACTGATAGAATGGATCTTCTCTTTCTACAAACTTGATCTCGTAAATATCTTCTGTAAGTGGGAAGTAAAGTAGATCACCCTCGTTAGGACGACCAGGGACAGTTAAAGTATAACCATCTGCTGCTTCTTCCCATCTACGTTGAGACACAACAAAGCGAACCTCGTCGGTAATACGAAGTCCAAACTTGCTGATGAATTCTGATGGTGACCCAAAACCTTCTACGTTCTGTAGAAGCATCTCTATTTGAAATTGACTCTCAAACTTATTATAGATGATATCGTCTAGGACGCCATCTGTAATGATAGTTCTTGGTAGGTAGTAGATATCTGTGCCGAACAGTTTGATCTGTTCATCCACAAGATCCTGAACGAGACCTTGCTCGCCAGATGTGCCACCGTAATAACTTGGGAAATAAGGACTAGTAGGCATCTTATCCGATCATATCCATGGGTGGGAGTGAGTAATCTGTCATCATTTTTGACTCCAGTTCTTTCACTTCATTGTTGCCGTCTTCCCAGATCTGGCGACCATTAAGGGTAACACCACCAGGAAGTTGAACTGCGTTATACTTAATTAAGTTCTGTCCCCACTGTCTCTTCATTAAGGCAGTGGTATATCTCTTAACAAAACTATCATTATAAACTTGAGTAAAATCGTCTGGATTTAAATAACGATAACAATCAATAAGTAGATACTGATCTTCTACAATTCTTGTTGCATCTATATCAAGATACAAACGATCTTGTCTTTTATTAAATCTATACTCAACAAACGCACCTGTATTGATAACCATATCAATGGTTTCAAAATGCTGCTTGATCATGTAATAGTTGGTAAGATCAAAGTTGCCAAAAGCAAAACCAGAACCTGAAGAGAATGAAAACAGGTCCATCAAATAGTATTGATTACTCATACCAAACAAGTTGTTCCTCATAAAGTTTGAGGAAACACCAAATACTTTGGCAATACCAATTACTGCATCAGGAACTTCAATATAGTTATTTCTATTTTCCCAAGCATCTGAGTTTGGTGAAGTAGTATCTTCATCAGATTCTGTGAAACGGGTAACATCATCCGAAGTAAATTTGTGCTTCAGATACATCCTTTCCACACCATCAAAATGATACTCATGATAGTATTGCATTGATTGATCAATAATATCATCTGCTTGTTCGTCTGCAATATTAATTTGCAGCACTGGAGCTCCCAGTTGACGCTTACAGAAATCAATCAATTCTGATTTACTTGATGGTGAAGCCATGCACCTAGATACAAAAAGTCCCTACCTGTATTTATCAGGCAGGGATTTAGAGTTATTCTGCTGGTTCTTCTGCAGGTGATTCTTCTTCTGGAGGATTCAACATAAGCAAGGTTTCGAGACCTCCCTCTAGCTTCAATTTATATTCCTCTGCCTTCTTTAGGTTTTCTTTAAGTTCACCAATTTGCTTTAGAGTTTGAGCAAGTTGATCGTCAAAATTCTTTTTAAGTTGTTCAGTGTCCATTTTTATGCCTCATAATTGATTAATGATTCTAGTCCTAAGCACTCGACTCTAACTACGTTTAGAGTTTCAAGTGCCGCTTCTAACTTATGCACCATGATCTGTAGATCATGATGTTCTGTTAGATCAATTCGCGTAGAGATTTCTGTTTGTTTTTCAATCTCTTCTCTCTTATTTATTAGAGCTACTCTAGCATCAGCAAGTCGCTCCGAGAAACTATCCCAAACTTCATCAAAAGTTTTAAGATCTTTTTTCTCTTCAGTTTCTGTAGACATTAATAACCTCGTATCATTTCATCTTTAACTTTTTGATCTGTAAATTGGTAGTTGGAACCCAAGCATGGTCTAGTATCATACTTGTAGTCTGCCAATGAACCATCAGCATCAACGTATTGAAGAAAACAATGAATATGTTCCTTTCCCTGATATTTATCTCTCCAATGAAAATACTTTCTTCCAGGGAATATTAGTATATCCCCTACCTCTAAATCTATATGATGTAGAGTATCACCATCATCTATGGTAATAGGATATGGAGATTCTTTATATAAACAGCAAGTAACAACATGTTCAGAACTTTTTCTATCTAGATGTTTTTTGAGTTCACTACCTTCCTGGTAGATTCTAGCATAACTATATGTTGGATGTAAATTTAATCCTATTTTTTCTTCAACAAATTGTTTTAGATTGATCATCAATGCTTCACACCCAGGTGGAGAATACCAATTAAAAGTATCATCTACATGTCCACTACGATCCTCAAAAATATCTGATGCCTTCACAAAAATTCTGATCTCAGACAGTAGGAGAGACACCACATCTTTATGAAGATGATTTTTAACTAAGTGAACATCATTTGGTAACGTCATACATCTGTCTGTCAATAGGTCTAGCGTTGGTATACTTTTTAGATGCAGCAGGTATACTCAAAGATAATCTTTTGCCGCTTGGTCTTGCTTTGTGAAATCTTCTGGGTGGAATGTATAACATATCTCCAGGAGTTAGCGTAACTTCAATCTCTGGTTCTAAATTTAGTGATCTAAACGAGTTGATATATTCTTGGGGATACATATCAGACGCAGTGTTCTTATATATTGTCCAAGCAGTATCACCATCTAGTTGGATAATAAAGTTGGAAGGTATATCTACATGTGGATGAAATGAATTTGCCTCCCCACTAATACCACCATATAAGTGTGCATCACATATCAAATCAAATCTGTCTTCTAACAATGCAAGTATATAATTGACAGGTTCATTTAGATAAAAACATTGTGATATAGAAAAACAGTTTCCTTCTGCAATCTGCTTTGTAATCTCAACTTTACTTTGTAAAATTTTACTAGACCAAAAGTATTTCAGTGCAGGAATATCTACACGATCACCATTGCTATCAATAATGTCTACTACTCCTTGATTGAAGTTGATTACAGTATTGACATCATTCCATGTAGCTACTGGTTCAGAAAAAACATTCTTTCCATGAAGAGGTTTTTCATCGAACAAACATTCTGAATGTATTTTTTCTAAAAATTTATGAAAGTTGGTAACGTCTATCATGAAAATTAAATGTTAATACTAATCTTGATTCATACTCAGTAGGACTAGAACTTGCATGAAAATGATCGCCATCAAAAATTAACAATTTATTTCTGCTAGGATTTACTCTAGTCTTAACAGTAAATTTTGCTGGCCATGATGAAGGAGCAGGTTTTAGTTTCTCGTTAAAAATAAAAGTATCTCCATCCGTATCATTAACATAATACAAACAAGTTAAAGTTTTACCAGTAACAACTATGTTATCATGATCAACATGTGGTTGATTATGATCTAGAGAAGCATATCTTTTATTAACAGGACTTAATGGAAGATTAAATCCACACCTCACTCTAAACAATTCCCAATCATGACCTTCTGGATTTTCTGGTAGTTGATCTTTAACCAGTTCTACTAGATGAGTAAAGTATGATAAAGTAGAACTTCTAGATTCATACTCCATGAAACAAGTATGATGAAATCCATACTGTTTATAATCTATAGGATATGAATTAAAATGCGTGGGACTATTTGTAATGTTATCGGCATAATACCAAGGGAACTCTCCATGGAATAAAATATTTTCGTAATGGCGATTTAGTCTGTCGGATAAAAAATTATTAATTTCAATCATATTTTTACATTTAATGCTATAGAGATTCGGTCGCTATCTGACTCGTTCACGCCAACAGAATGAGAAATCCAAGATGGAAAAATAATAACTTGATTTTCTTTTGATTGATACTGCCATCTAGAACTGTTAAAAGTATTCCTACCGTCAGGAACAAAATTACTTAAGATATATTCTTGAAGAGAACCTCTATCAAAAAATATACTTCCGCTATCATTTGATGCCTTTACGTAAAATACAACTGCAAGAAAACAATTATTCCCATGAATATGTGGTTTGTTAAAAGATCCTGGAGGATTGATATTAACCCATGCGTTGTCTATGACTGGAATATTTGGGACTTCCAGTGTTTGAAAACATACCTTTAGTAGTTTCCTAATATTATTTATTAGAGGTTCGATAGGAGTATTATCAAACTCAAATATATCAGAAGACTGCCAACCTCCATGATTTGATATGACTCTGCCAGAATCTTTTTCCTGAAGATTATATGCATATCTTTCAAGACTTGGTAAGTCTAGATTTAATTGCTCTGACCATATAGGTGTAGAAAATACTGGTTCAAGATACATGATCAATAAAGCAACAGAACGTATGAGACCATCTGAAATTAGTGTCTGGGGTGATGAAAGGATCGTGTGCCGTATTACTACGGTATAAAGTCATGGTTCCAGTTTTAGCAGGAGCAAAATCAATCTCTTCAAACTCCCAGTAATCTGTGTCTTCAAAATTAAACCATTCATTTGCTCTGTCATCATCAGCATATGAAATCCATTTTTGATGTTGAGGAAGTTCTGTGTTGTAATGAAATTCCATTTGAGTAACGCTTACATCTCTTTTGTAACGATATAGTTTAGTTCCTGTAGATTGTCCGCCATCAAACCATAAGTTTCCTACAATTCCTTTCGGCCAATCCATATGAGGAATTCTCCATCTCTTTAATGGTTTGCAATAATTTCTATCAAAAATATTACCCCACTCTTCGTAGTGATAATTATAAAAATTACTACCACATTCTACTACAAAAAAATCCCTAAGCAATTGACAAACACCAGTTGTTGCCCAAGTAGGTAAATGAATAGTAGCAAAAGGATTGTTCTCTTTAAATACTTTTTCTGAATTAGTTCTCCATACTGGAGATTGCGCTACGAAGTCTCTAAACCTATCCAACCCATCTTCATAAAATGGAGACTCCGCAATCCAGTAGTTGTCCTTTCTTTCATACTCCCAATCTTTCAATGACTTTACTTTAATAAAATCATTAAAGTATACTGAACTAGGACTCCATAAAGTAAAGTCATCTAATGAAGTTTTCTGTGCCAGCATAATTTCCTCTGCAGTTAAATGATATAGCAATACGTGGTTCGTCTAATACGTTTGGATCAACTCTATGTCTCAACCAAGAAGGAAAAATTAATAGATCATATGATTCAGTCTCTAGTGGTGTAGAAATTTCTTCAATGCCTTTCATGTCTCTGTATGGTTGACATCTTAATAAAGAATCGAGTGGATTTGCAAATTTAATATTTTCTTCTTCCTTTTGCTTCTTGTAGTAAAAGACTCCAGAAATATGATTGAGTCCGTCATAACCATCAACATGTGAGTGGACATCAGTAGACTCTCCTTTCATATGAAGATTCGCCCACGAACTAGTTATTGTAGGAACTAAAGCATGGTGGTATTTTAATACCTCCCACCAATAAGTATTCAATGGTTCTATCATTTTATCAAACAACCATTTAAATTCTGGTCTTGTATGTAAGTCTACATCATAGTATCCTGTTGATTTTCCAGACTCACCTGGCCACACATTCTTATCTAACTTATCAAATATATTTGCAAAAAATTCATCGCAAGTATTTTTTTCTGATTCAGTAGGACGAATTGATCTTTTGTAAATTGGTGTTGGGAATAAATTAATTTCCATAATACTTTTTCATAATTTTAGAAATTCTCAACATTTTTTCTGTCCCTGTAGATTCTTCCATGTAAGTATGAATACCTGCATAATAGATCTCATCTTCCATCTGATGATCATAATGGGTGGCATCATAACATTCAATTTCAGCAGTCAATGCTTTTCTTGAAATAGGAATATATTGACATAGAGGAGTGCCTGCTTTAATAACAATATCTCCTTCCATAACATGCCAATACAACTGGACGTTTACCTCATATGCAGTTTTTGGATCTAGGATACCCTGAACTGCTGAGAAACGATCTTCCTGTGTGAATGGAACAGGAGTTACCATGAAAACAATATCATCATCTGGACAGATGAGTCTCCATGGAGTATTAACTTTGACTACAGTCTTTACTGTTTTTTCTCTTAGAGCAGGACTTAGTAACCAATCAGTAATTTCTTTTTCATGTGTTACGATATAAGTGTAACGTTGGTGAATATCTCTTGCTGTTGGTAGTAGTGTTTCTCCATCGCCATTCGTATGAATCTTAAAATCAGCTGGTGCCCTCAGGATATATCCTGACCCCATTGTTGCTTTTACAGCAGGACATTTTGCAATAGAACCTATAAGAGGTGCTACCAGACTATTAACAGGACACTTTGATTTTCTTTCTTTATAATCTGCTTTTTCTTCACTAAGCCATTCTCTTTTATATTTTGTTGATGGAGTGATTGGATATAAAGTGCTCACTCCAGGAACAGTTGAAATAAATTTAATCTTAGAAGTTGTATTCTTTCGGTGTGTATTTTCTCTCTGTTGAAATATATTCAAAGTAGACATTATTTTGGAGAAATTCATAAGTAGACTGCATATTAACAATTTGGCGCATCACATAGTCTCTTGTTTGTCTAGATACTACCATACCCTTATTTATTCTAGATGCGTCAGCGTATTGTTTGGTGAGTCTGAAGTTAGTTTCGGATGCTCCAACATGACTATACCCCATCCCTCCTGCAATATAATTTAATCCTTGTAGGTCTTCACTGACATTAGCTACATTTACTGCATGTAAATATTCCTTATACAATCTTGGAGATGTCAATGTAATGTCAGTAGGATCATCATTGTAATACAAAGGAGTGTTATGAATTTGATCTTTCCAATATTGACTATCTTCTCTCTGTGACAGGGAATAATGGAACTGAATAAATGACTTGAAGCATTCGATGATATGATCTGCAGCATAGTTATATCCATCGACATCAACCTTTGAGACAAACCCAGAACGTCTCTCAAGGGTGTTAACTAGCATAATAGCATTTTCATGCGTAGTGAAAAGTCCTGTAGATTCTAGAGGTTCTAAGAACCCATAGGAGAGTCCAATACCAACTACGTTCTTAACCCATGCTCTTTTTCTTTTTCCATGACGAATATCAATTTCAAAAAATTCTGCTTCTTCTGCTCTCTTTGGATCTAGAGTCTTGGCAAGGTGTGCTCTAAATTCTGTCTCTGCATCTTCTCTACTAATATATTTGCTGGAGTATACATATCCAGTTCCTCTTCTATGCCACAAAGGAATATCCCAAACCCAACCAGCAGATAAAGCATGGCAGTCTGTTACATTATGAATTTCTTTTTTCTTATCTGCATATGGAATTTTTGTAGCAATTGCTTTGTCATTAGGAAGAACATCACTAAAACTTACAAACTCAGAACCCATAGTCTGCTCTAGAAGAAGAGATTTGAATCCAGTGCAATCAATGAATAGATCTGCAGTAATTTTGGATTTATCTTTTTTCAATACTAATGATTCAATACCATCATCATTGACATTAATATCTTCAACTGAATCTCTAATTACCGTGACACCTTCTGGTTCGCAGATATTAATCTTTAACCATTCCCCAAAACGAGCAGCGTCAAAATGATATGATGTGTCATAATTGAAATCAAAATTCCTGATAACCCTAGAATCAGAAGTCATCTTATTATTGTCTGCTAGGTATGATATAGGATTATAGAAGTTAGCATATGGAACTTCAAATTCAGGATGTTTTGCTTTGATATAAGCATAGTCTTGAAGACTAATATCATTACTATAATCCATTTGTCCAAATGGATATTGGAATCTATCTCCAATGTTTGTAAAATCTGTAAACTGAATTGATACTTTATACGTTGCAGCACAGTATGGCATCCACTCCTTCTCTCTATCGAGGATGCCAATCATCTTCATGTATCTGTTAATATGTCCTAGCGTTGATTCCCCAACACCTACCGTAGGAATATCTTCAGGTTCAATCACTGTTAGATCAATGTGGGGCAACTGCTTAGCCAACAGTGCTGCAGTCATCCATCCAGACGAACCACCACCAACAATGACAATCTTTTCAACTTGCATAATATTCGTGAGCAAACGGGAATGTATTAACTAAACTTTCGTAATGTTTGTAGTTATCTATAGATATATATGAACGTTTGTTAATGACGTTTTCTGTCTCTAGAAGTCTTAAAGTTACGTGATTGAATGGATTGTATCCGTGTCCTGCCATGATAAAAGATTCACCACTATAGTTAGTATAAGTAAATTTTTCATATTCTAGTTTGTTCAATGGCGTAGTTGCCTTTCTAGTTTTATACAAATATTCTTCATGAAGATCTCCATGTCCATCATACTGTTCTGTCATATACTTCCAGTATGGAGAGTCAGTTCTAGTTGATAAAGCATAGTGATAATATACAAAGTAAGCAAAAGTTTTAAACTCCTTGGTAACAGTGAAGTTGAATGCATTAATATCTAATGCTCTTACTGCATTGTCTCCAATTATTTGAGAAGCATAGATCAACCATTCATGGACACTAAGCAATCCATTTGATTCTAAGGGTTCAATGAATCCACCAGACAATCCAATTGCAAGGACATTTTTGTTCCAGGGTTTCTTTGAGACTCCCGTCTTGAATTTGATGTTTCTATATTCACATAGAGTTTGTTCGGGATATCCAAGGTGCTCTTTAAATTCTTCTAGAGCGTCCTCATCACTAATGAACTTCGATGAATAGTTGTATCCTGTTCCTATTCTATTTCTCAATGGGACATTCCACACCCAACCATTGTTCAATGCAGTGCAGTTAGTATAAGTCCTCATCTGAGACTTTTTATCTGTGTATGGAAGTCTTACAGTCCATGCACTATCATTAGGTAGCATATCATCAAAGGTCTCCCAGGGAGTCTTCATGATATCATTGATCAAGTAAGATCTAAATCCTGTGCAATCAATGAATAGATCTGCTTTCAACGTTGAATCATTGTTGAGATGTAAACTCTCTATGTTGCCAGACTCATCTAGGTCGGCATTAATAACATCTGCTTCAATGTGCTCTACATTCTGACATAGATTATTCTTTAACCAAGTTGCAAACTTAGTAGCATCGAAGTGGAAACCTGTATCTCTCTTCAGAACAAATCTATCAAAGTCTTGGGTTGGTATTCTACCCTCATTAACTGCTTTCATTTGTGGAGCATACCAATCAGCATAATCACTCACAGACAATCCTGGAGTAATTGCTTTGTGTATGAACCACGCAGTCGGATTTTTCCTTGTGTCTTGTGTTGTAAATGGATAGTGAAAAGGATCTTCTTCGTTGAAGTTTTCAAACCTTACACTAAATTTATATGTGGCATCACATTCTTCCATCCATGAATCATCAAGATCAATAAAGTTCAACCACTTTCTAAAAAACTGAGTGGTAGATTCACCAACACCGATGGTAGCAATAGATGGAGACTCGACAAGAGTAATTCGTTTATCAGGAAAAACTCTTGAGAAAGTTGCCGCAGACATCCATCCAGCAGTGCCACCACCGACAATGCATATTGAATTGACTTTCATAATATAGAGATGTTATCAGTTGTCGTTAGGGAATTCGGGGGGAATCAAATCAGAATTGGGTAGATAGTTCCACGAAGGATCTTCGGTTCCATGAATTTTTATTCTAACTTTTCCTTCAAAGTTAGATGCGTTTGCTTCGTATGAACGCTGTGATTCGATTTCTGCCTTTACTCTATCTACATTGGCAACCCATTCTCCATCAGACAAATGTCCTGATTTAATATCTTTAAAGAGTA